CGTGATGATATTCAGCGTAGCTACCGCATCGACATCGAGACAAACTCGACAGTGGATGCCGAGGCGACTGAAGACAAGAAAGACATGGCAGAGGTGCTGACCGCGATCAGTCAATTCATGACCGGTATCGGCCCGATGGTGCAGAGCGGAGTTATGCCGTTCGAAATCGCGCAGGGCATGCTGCTCACTGTCGTGCGCCGATACCGAATGGGAGTGGAGATGGAGGACTCTATCAAGGGAATGAAACCCCCGCAGCAAGCAAATCCCGATGACCTGGCGAAGAAGCAGAAGGAACTCGAGGCGCAGCAGAAACAACTGGAAGCGCAAGCTACTGACCTCGAAAAGCAGAAGGTCGCGACAGAGCAGGCTGTCCAGCAGAAGCAGGCGGTTTCCCAGCAGCAGCTGCAGCAACAGGTTGATCAGCAGAAAGCCTTGCTGACACAGCAAGCCCATGACCTTGAGTTGCAGAAACAGTCTGCCGCCCAGGAACAGATGTTTGCCGCGAAGGAACTCGACCTGCAAAAGGCCCAGATGTTGAAGGAAATCGACTTCGCCAAGCAAATGGCTATGAAGGAAGCGGATTTCACCCAACAAATGCGCATCGCGGAGACCGACCAGAAGATCAGCGCAAAAGAGCACAGCCTGCAGCTAAAGCAAGATGCCCACGCACGTACTATCGCCGCCGCGAAACCTTCCACAAAATAGCCATGCCTACTTACCTCTATCAGTGCCCGGCCTGTCAGTCTCGTCGAGACATCTTCAAACCCCTAGCCTCCTTAAATCGTGAGGAATTCTGTGAAAAATGCCAAACCTCGATGGAACGTAGACTCTGTGCCCCGGCTGTTTCGGTCGACTACGCAGGGTATTCTTGCCCCATCACCGGCAAGTGGGTCGAAGGCAAGACGGCCCACAGCGAAAACCTTAAAAGGCACGGATGTCGGATTCTCGAAACTGGAGAAACAGAGGAAGTTCGCGCTGGCAAGCAGAAAGAAGAAGCTGAACTTGACAGACGAGTAGATGATACCGTGGAGCAGTATTGGGAGGCCCTGCCCACTGACAAGCGGGGGGCACTCGCCACTGCTGTCACAACTGGCCTCGATGTAAGCATTGAAAGGAAGTAGATATGGAAGACGATTTTGACCTCGACGCTGCGGTTGAGGAGGTTGGAAGTGGGCTGGGTTTCGACAGGGAGGATACTCCTGACGATGATGTTGTTCTAGAGGTTTCCGCGAAGGAAGTCCCCAACACGCCAGCCCCAGCTCCCGGCGAAGCTACGCCCACAACTGCCACTACCACCCCCACTGTTGATGAAGCCCCCACGACCTGGCGCAAGGAAGCCTCTGCTACTTGGGCGGCACTCCCGAGTGAGGCAAAAGCCGAAATCCTCAAGCGCGAAGCCGATATCTTCAAGGGTATTGAAACCTACAAAGTCGATGCAGCCTTCGGGCAGGGGGTCAAACAGGCCATCGCTCCCTTTGAGCAGGTCATGCGGCAGCACAACATGGACCCGGCGACTACCATTCGTGGCCTGCTCGCCAGCCACCACGTGCTCGCCACTGGCACGCAAGCACAGCGTGTGCAACTGTTCCGTTCCCTGGCGAAGGACTATAACCTCGACATGGGCGTCTTGCTCCCACAGCAACCAGCCGGCGAGCCCCCTTACATCGATCCGGCAGTTGCTTCCTTGCAGGAAAAGTTGAGTGCTGTAGAATCCGAACTAACGCAAGCCCGCCAAGCCCGCTTCAACGAGTCGCGTAATACGATTTCGAGGCAAGTTAGCAGTTTTGCGGATGACCAAAGAAATATCTACTTCAATGAGGTTGCCGATGAAATGGCTGGCCTCATCCAAAGGGGTATTGCTGGGACGGTGCAGGAAGCCTATGAAAAGGCTATTTGGTTGAACCCAGTTACCCGTATGAAGGAAGCTGCCCGCGTTACCGCAGAGCAAACTTCCACCGCACAGGCAGCTGCAGCGGCCAAATTAATGGCGGCAAAGGCCGCAACTGCAGCGAATGTGCAGACGAGAGCGAAGAGTGGTAGTGCTACGACTACCTTGGGAAGCCTCGACGACACGCTGAGCGCAGCTCTCGCGAACATTAAGTCCCGCGGTGGTTGAGATTATGTGTTTCTTGTAACCCTTTTTAAGGAGCTAATATGGCATCCCCCAATGCAACCTTCACGGAACTGGTCTCCACCACGTTCCGCAAACACTCTAAAGAGATCAAAGACAATATCAGTAAGAACAACGCTCTGCTGGCTCGCCTTGGCATCAAAGGCACTCGCAGGGAAGACGGTGGTTTGACCATTGCCCAGCCCCTCGACTATGCCGCCAACGGCACCTATCAGCGCTACTCTGGTTATGACATACTGAATATTGGCGCAAGCGATGTGATCAGCGCGGCGGAATATCAGTGGCGCCAGATTGCGGTTAACGTCGTGGCTAGTGGTCTGGAATTGCGCACGAACAGTGGTGATAGCCGTATTATCAACTTGGTGAAAGCCCGGATGAAGAATGCGATTCGCACGTTCAAGAACAACTTCTCCGCTGACATCTACGGCGACGGCACGCTGCCAAATCAGATCGGCGGTCTGCAGTCTCTCGTGGCTGACACTGGCACCGGCACCGTGGGTGGTATCGATTCCTCCGTGTGGGCGTTCTGGAAGAACTTGGTGCAGTCCGCAGCTACCCCCTTGCAGGGTGGCAGCGCGATCATACCCAGCGCGACCACCATCGAATCTCTGATGCTGCCCCTGTGGTTGGCTCAGGTTCGGGGCGATGACCAGCCCGACTTGATCGTTGCAGATAACAGTTACTTCAGCTTTTTCGAAGTCTCCCAGACCTCGCTCAAGCGCTATACGAACGACGGTGGTAGCGCAGGTAAGGCCGCAGCCGGTTTCGTGTCGCTGAAGTACAAGACTGCCGACGTGATCTTCGACGGCGGCTCGGGCATCCCTGCCAACCACATGTACTTCCTGAATACCGACTACCTGGATCTGGTGGTGCACAAGGATGCCGACATGACTATCATGGATGAAATGAAGCCTTACAACCAGGACGCTGCCGTTATCCCAATCCTCTGGATGGGTAACATGGTCTGCTCTAACCGCAGTTTGCAGGGCGTTCTCAAAGCCTAATTGAATTCCCCATGGATTACCATTCCGTAATCCATGGGAGTTCCGTCCAACCTTTTTTCTTTTAGGAGAACCTCATGACCTATTCAAACAATTCTGGCTTGGCCGGTACACCTCAAGTCAGCTTGGCTGGCCTGACTGTAGACGCCACGCCTCGCATGCAACCTGGCCAGTTTTCGACCTTTGTCGACAGTTGGTGGGGTGCGGGTGAGTTCATCTACGCGCGCGCTGCGGGCTCCATTCGTGCCTTCGGTGTCTGCGTACTGACGCCAGTCTTCGATTCCACGCTGAACGCCTACCGCTTCGATGCGACAGAAGCCCCGAATATCGCCAACTTGGGCCGTATGCTGTGCGTTAGCCAGAATACCCTGGTGTCCGGTAACTACAGCTGGTTCTGCATCTCCGGCATCACCCCGGTGAACTGCCAGGCATCCATTGCCGCCGATACGACCTTCGGTATCGCTGCTGCAGGCCAAGGCGGTGCTAACACAGCCGGCAAGCAAATCCTCAATGCCCGTGTTATCATAGCCGCTGCGGCGACTGTCATCAAAACCGGCTGCAATGCCCCTGCATTAGGCACTGTCCTGCAGGTACCGAACAGCGACGGTTGGTTTGTCGGGGCCTACCTGTCCGGTACTGGTATCGGCGCAGCCGCCGCCATCTCGTCCATCTCCCCAGATGGCCGTTACGTGACAATGTCAGTAGCCACCACAGCCGCCATCATCGGCGGTAGTATCACAGCTACCTATAATAACGCGACGATCTTCTATAATGTCGCACACCTGAACCGTCCATTCGCACAGGGTGCCATCACCTAACCAGTTTTCCATGGTTGTGACGAGGGGACTTTGGTCCCCTTTCTCACTGCCAGACCTCAACCATTTTTAAGGAATTGCCATGCAAGTCGCAGAAGCCCGCCCCCCATATGTAAGTTTCGAAGCGAAAGCTGTAGAGGATCGGGAGGCGAGTATCACCAGCGGTCACTATGTGACAAAGGATATTAACTACGCTTTCATCACCCCGCAGGGCAGCAAGGATCGCATCGAGCGCGTGGCGGAAGAATGGTTCGACCACCTCGCTACGCAGGTGCAGCAACAGCGCTTCCCACAGGAATGGCTCACACACTTCCGTGCCGGTTATACCGCCTGGAAAGAGGGCAAGGAAATTCCACTGAACGGCACCGCCATCTTAACTTGGCCCGTCCTCTCCCCCAGCCAAGTGCATAACTGCATCGATTCTGGCCTTCGCACCATCGAGGACCTCGCGGCTGCCAATGAGGAGACCATCAATCGCCTCGGCATGGGTGGTCGTGCTTTGAAGGAGAAAGCAGTAAGCTGGTTGTCCGCTGCCGCCGGTAATGGTAAAGTGACGGAAGAATTGGCTGCACTGAAAGCTGCGAAAGCGGACGCCGATGGCCGGGTCGTGGCACTGGAAAAACAATTGAAAGAGTTGCAAGCTACTGTAGCAGCACTCAAAAAATAGGAGTTACCTTATGGCTATGTCTTTACTGCAGCTTGTCCAGCAAGTCCGCGGGCGAATGGGGCAGCCCATTCCAGGGAGTGTAGCCGGTAACACTGACCCCAGCATTATTCAATGTATGGGGATTTTCCAGGAGTTCCTGGAGGATCTGGTTAATCGGATGATGTGGCAGGTAGTCACCCGTGAGGCAACCTTCATAACGGTAGCGACGGAAAGCCAGGGTGACATCAACACCCTGTTCCCTTATGGTTTCGAGGGCATTGTCCCAGAAACCTTCTATAACCGCACGACAGTCCTCCCAGTACTCGGCAGCAAGTCCCCTGCGGAGTGGGCATTTCGGAAGGCTGCTAGTTTCACTGGCCCACTGCCGGTCTACCGAATTCGCAATAATCTGCTGATGTTCAACCCAGTTCCAACGGCTGGGCAGACTGTGTTCTGTGAGTACTACTCCAACTTCTTCATCTGCAACACCGTCTCCGGCCCCATAACAGTGTATAAAAAGTACTGGGAACTCGACACAGACACCTGCCTTGTCGACGATGGCATTGCCATGCAGTACTTCAAATGGGCCTGGAAGCAGGCAAAGGGACTTAGCTATGCGGAAGATTTCCGAAAGTACCAGATGATGGTCGCTGGAAAAGGCCTGCGCGATGCAGCTCGCGGTCCGATCAGCATGGACGGTATGAGCCCCAGCGTAGGCCCTGGTGTTGTTGTTAGCCCTGGAAGCTGGTCACTGCCATGATGGAACCCCTCAACGATTCGCCGAAAGGTGGTCAGGAAGTCTCTACTTCCGTCACCGTCTCTGCCCCTTTACGAGGCTGGAATACCCGCGACCCGTTGGCCAACATGCGGGCAGATTATGCGATTACCCTCGACAACTGGTTGCCCGGTACTGGGACAGTGTCCGTACGCCCCGGCGCGCAGTACTGGGCCACTGCCTTCCTCGCCCGAGTAAAAACCACCATGGCGTGGAACGGGCTGACTTCCAGCAAACTCTTCGGAGTAACCGACGCTGGCATCTACGATGCGACTGCTGGTGGTGCCATTGGGGCTCTGGTACAAGCCCGCACCAATGGTTACATGTGCCACATCAACTTTAACACCACAGGTGGCAGCTACCTCGTCACGGTTAACGGCACTGATGATCTCGCCTACACGAACGGCAGTACATGGATAACCATCGCCAACTTCACAATCTCTGCTGGCGGTACGGTTAATACCAACCAGCTGTGGAATATCAACGCATTTAAGCGGTCGATTTACTTCATCAAGAAGAATTCGATGAGTTTCTTCTTCCTGCCGATTGATTCAATCACCGGCACGGTATCGGAGTTTCCACTCGGCGGTCTCTTTACCAAGGGTGGAAAATTGATGGCGATGGGTACCTGGACAGTGGATGGCGCCACCGGGCAGGAAGACTACTCCGTATTCATCACCAGCAAGGGGCAGGCGGCGGTCTACTATGGCACTGACCCCTCGTCGTCTACGACATGGACCCTCAAGGGAGTGTTCAACCTTTCCCCACCGCTGGGTCGGAAGTGCTTCTGCTCCTACGGCGGTGACCTGCTGATCCTCACTGTTCGTGGCCTGTTCTCCATGACGGCCATCCTGAAGGAAACCAAACTCGATCCGCAGGGCGCACTCAGTTCCGTCATCGGTGAGGCCTTTATTGCATCTGCCCATGCCCTGCCAGATGCCGAAGGTTGGGAAGTCGTGGAGTATCCACAGTACAGTGTACTGGTCTGTAACATCCCAACCGCTTCCTCTGGGGCATCCTCCGTCCAGTACGTCATGAACACGCAGACGAATGCATGGTGCCGCTTCCTTGGATGGGATGTTGGAGGATTCTGTTTCTACGAGAATGTCCTGTATGGTGGACTAGCCTCCGCCATCGGAAAGTTCTTCCAGCCTGCCAATGACTTCGGCTCCGGTATTATCTGCAACGCTAAAGTCGCCTTCAACTACTACAAGCCCCGCAGTCGGCTGAAGGATTGGAAGCTCCTCCGAGCTAACCTAACTATCGGTGGGGTATGCGCGGTCAACCTTGCCCTCGATACAGACTTCGGTAATGACGCTACCTTCGGTGCTGCCGTGTTCAACACCGCCGTGACCTCCCGCTGGGACGTATCTCGCTGGGATAGCGCACAATGGTCTACTGAGCCTGTCATGCATGTCGAGTGGGTAACAGTTGATGCAGAGACAAGCTACTGTTCAGCGATTTGCTTGCGCGCGATTGCCAACAACTGTACAGTTGACTGGTCAGCCACGGATGTTATCTATGAAGTAGGTGCATTGCTAGGCTAGTCTTCCTGGGTACGCAGGGACTTCGACTCAACCTTCGGAGCCCAAAATGCCACTTCCCAGAACCCTTTTCGATAGCCTCCCCCCACACCATCCACAAGAAGAACTCGAGCGGATTCTCCGCCAGGATCATGAGGTAAACCACTCTGACCGGGCATATGACTGCGCGTTTGTTACGAGATTCGTCATGACCTGGAAAGGTACTGGGGGTATACTATTCTGCACGGAGAATGCGATATTCATTGTGCGGGAGCGCTCTCCCAGTATTGCGGAGTTCCACGCTTTCAATGGAGGGAATGGTCGGGACCTATCCGCAGGGGTTAATACTCTGCTCGCAGCGCTTTCCCCTCACTACGAGTTCGCTGTGACCTTTTATGACAATCCGCGGATTAATGACCTGCTAAAATATTCCACTCATTCCGCAACTGCCACCCGTATCGACGATGGTGAGGATCGGACTTTCGAAGCTAAATTTAACTTGAGGAGTTCCTAATGGGCTTTCTAGGAATGGCGAAGGACCAAGGTCCGGCGAGTACTGGTGACTTCACTGCGGCGACGAGCCAGCAAGGTTGGGATAACCAGAACGCGGCACTGTTCAACACTAACCTGAACCGGGCGGATCAAGTAGGTCCCGGCGGGTCGCTGACGTGGTCGGTGGATGCCAACGGCCGGCCAGTGCAGACCTACGCGCTATCCTCCGGGCAGCAGGGGTTGTATGACAGTGCCCAGAACATGGCAGCTGGGATCGGGCAGCTTGGGATGAATTCTGTGAGGCAAGGGCAAAGCTTGTTCGCCTCCCCTGTGTCACAAGATGGTCCATGGTATGGGGCCGGCGCCGCCAGCAAGGCCTCTCAAGCTGGAGTTCAGTATGAATCCCAGCAGAGTCGCAGCCCAGACGGCAGTATTGCGGGTAATGAAAATGTCCCCGCGGCCGCACCTGCGGTTGCCACGCCTGCCGCCCCGACTGCAACGACCTCGAATACTCCGCTTGGGCAGGTAACTGCCGGGCAAGCAGCGGCTTCTGGGCAAGCGGAAACGGCGCAGGCGCAGGCCGCACTAGCCACCCTCACCAACGCCGGACCAGCCGCACAAGGGCAAGCCTCGGCCGCTTCCGCTGGGGGGTCGATCCAACGCACTTTTGATCAAAGCGGTGTCCGGGCCCTGCCAGGAGCTATCGACGATACCTCGCGCAAGCGGGTCGAGGATGCTATTATGTCCCGTATCAACCCGCAGTACCAGAACGACGAAAGTGCCCTGCGCACGCGTTTACTGAATAGCGGCATCGAGGTCGGGACCGATGCCTACAATCGAGAGATGAATAACTTCTCCCAACGCCTAAATGATGCCCGTATGCAGGCTGTACTGGCTGGTGGGCAGGAAGAGTCTCGGCAGGTCGGCCTCGTACAAGGCTTGAATCAGCAGGAATACCAGCATGCGCTGCAGACAGGACAGTTCGCGCAGTCCGCTGACACGAACATGTCGAATAACCAGACACAGGCAAGCATCGCCAATGCCCAGCTTGGCACGCAGGCATCCCTGGCAAACGCTGGTTTCCTGAACCAGAACAACCTCGCAAATGCGGCGGCAGCGAACGACACTTCCCGCTTCAATGCAGGGCAGTCGAACAGCATTGGACTTGCCAATGCTTCCCAGACGAATGCGGCAAACCAGTACAACCTTGGTCAGACCAATTCTGTCAATCTGGCAAATGCCGGCTTTCTGACGAATGCGAACACTGCGAGCGCAGGTAACGCCACGAATGCTAGCATCAATGCCGCGCACGACGCGGCTTCGCTGAAAGCCTCACAAAATGCCGCTGGCGCTTCCATGGCTGCTTCTGCTGGAGCTCAGGCACTGCAAAGTCGGGCCCTCGACTCCGCCAACCACATGCAAAACATCACCGAGCAGCTTGCTATCCGTGACCAGCAGCTGCAGGAAATGCAGGCATTTCAGGAGATGTCCCGGCCGGGTGGTCAGCAGTTTGGCAACTACTACACCGGCGGCAGTGCCTCTCCGACACCCACACTGCAGGGTCTGCAGGCATCCGCTAATAACTTCGGCAACCAGAACACGCAGGCGAATAACAACGCAGGCTATGCAGCAGGGCTGATCAATGCCGTGGGCAATGTTAACTGGGGCGGACTGGCTAACAGCCTTGGCAACTTCTTCAGCAGTCCCAACACTGCTGTTCCTGATGATACCAGCATATGGACAACCTAACCAGATCGGAGTAAAAACATGGATACGTCTGGACTCGATTTTTCGACGCAGCAAGAAGAACTCCTTCGTCGGCAGAAGTTGGTGGATGCGCTGTGGCAGGGACAGCCGCTGCAAGCAGGGATGGGGACTACTGGCCCAGTGTGGAATGCAGTTTCCAACTTGCTTGGAAAGTCCAATGCCTTCAGCCAGCAAGCGCAACTGACACAAGACACAGCCAACTTCCGAAAGCAGTATAGTCAGGCATTGGGGAATGAGACGAACCAGTACATGGATCGGATGAATGGGAAGCCGCAGGGTGACATGGCTGCGGATGGCTACGGCCCGCAAACCCCTCCAGTTGCTCCAAACCCTCGCGAAGCGGTAATCCGCGCGATGACTAGCCAACTGCCAGAAATGCAGGCAATGGGCAAGGCTAGTATGGCTAGCGCGATGAAACCGCAGGAAGTGAAAGAGCACGTTATTGGTGATACACTGGTGGCCACTAACGGGCAAGGCAAGCTCGTCAGCAGTCAGCAGTTCAACAAAGCTGGGTACGGCCCTATCGAACAGATGGGAACTGGCTCGGATGGTAAGCCGCTATTCGGTCAGCGAGATGCCCGTACCGGAGAGGTCAAATTTGCTCCTGCCGGGCAGACCATTAACATAGACAATAAAGGTATTACCGAGGTGCAGAAGGACACGATCCCTGTGCTGAAGTCTGCTCGGGAAACAGTTATAACTGCGCAGAGCGGATTGCAGGCTGCGGAACGGGTTATGCAGCTTGTTGATGACCCTGCTGTGCAAACCGGTTTCGGGGCTAGTGCCGCCATGGGCCTTGCCGCTATCGGGGCACAACTCGGTTTCAACGGACCAGAAGGTGCGGCGAAGACGCAGGCACTAGCTACGGAAATGGCAGCGAAAACACTGTCCATGACAAAGCAGTTAACCGGTTCGATCTCTGATAAGGAAAAACCATTCCTCGAACAGGTTGTAGCTGGTAAGATCGACTTCACTCCGCAGGTGATTAAACACGTCGCTGCTCTGACGTACCAGGCTAACCACAATGCGATCATGAATGCTACTGACCAGTACAGCAGTGCAAAAACCATCCCCGGTATGGGCGGCGCCGAGAAGCTCTACCCACTCCCACCACTGTCATGGAACCAGCCACAAAAGGGCGGGCAGGATGATCCGGCGCTGCAATTGGACCGGAACAGTCGTATGCAGTATGATGGCAGTTACTTGAAGGGAGCAACGCCGAAACGCCGGGCTAGTGACAGCTCCGGGCAGCGGAAAGTCATTTCCTATGACGACTTCATGAAGGGGCAATAATGCCATTAATCGATCTTCCTGATGGTAATCAGCTTGACGTTCCTGACAATGCCACGCCGGAGATGCTAATGGCTGTCCGTGCCAAACTGCAAGGCATGGAGCAGTTTCGGAATGCTTCCAAGGTGCAAGAACCCGCTGGTTTCATCGAATCCTTCGGACGGGATCTTGCAAGTGGCTTCGGCCACGGTGCTGCTAATATTATCCGTGGAGCCGCTACTGCCGCAGGCGCATTCCTCCCGAAAGGTAATGGACTCGCTGACAGCCTCAACTCCGCCGCGGGCTCGGCTGAAGACTACTGGAATGAAGTCGGAAGCAAGTCCACTAATAACAGCTATGGGCAGGGTGTTGCCCGAGGCATTGGCGGAGCTGCCACCGCTGGGGCACCTACCCCGACAACACTCATCGCTGGAGCTGGGGCTGGTGCAGGGGCAGCCATGGCAGATAATCTTACAAACGGCCAACCGAACCCTCTGCTGCGAGCTGGGGCATCTATGCTCGGCGGGGTTGCTGCGGGAACCGGCGCCGTACTGGCAGCTCGGGTACGCCCTCAGTCGACTGATGTCGCGCGTGAGGCACTGGAAGGAATCACCCCGGAGCAATTAAACTCCGCACAAGCCTACAAGAATGCCATGGCGGCAACGGGGAGTGACATTGACCTTGTGCAGGCACTGCAGGCCACTGGTGGTCACTCTGGTAATCTCGGGTCAATTCGCAACTTCCTCGCCCAGCGCAGCCAGGGTGACCAAGTGCAGAAAACACTGCGGGGGCAGCCAGAACAACTTGCACGGCAGGCAGAGCTGACTATCCGCAGTCTGCCTGGGGAGAACTACTCCGCGCAGCAGAACGCTAACAACGTCCAACAGACTGCCAGTGATGTACTAGCCCAGGCGCAGAAAAGCCGTTCTGCTGCGGTTAAAGACCTCTATGCAGCAGCTGGCGACCTGCCGGTGAACGCTCGGAATGACCTCGGGCAGATCTTGAACAAGTTCGCAATGCAGCCTGGGGCTACGGAAGTCCTGAAAGGGAAGGCTGCGGAATTTGCACAGAAACTACTCGGCAATGATCCGAAGCTCGGAGAAGCGGTTGATGCCGCGCAAGCGGCACTTGCTGCTGCAAAAAGACCTTCTGAACGCGCGGTAGCCCAGCAAGCACTGGCTACCGCCAATGGCGCTGTGCAAGGAGCTAAGTCAAAACCGTTAAGTGCACTGGATGTGAATACCTGGATCGGGGAGCTCGCGGGTCCCTGGAAAGGGCAGGACCTGAAAGTTGCGTACCCGAAGGAGCAGGGGCAGATAAAGGGACTCGCGGGGGAGTTAAACCAACGGTTCCAGGACCTATCCCCGGATGTAGCTAAGGCTGCGGCTACTTTCAAAGACATCACAAATTCAACAGTGGCTCCGCTGAAGCAAGGCCCCATTGGACTTCTAAACCAAGCTCACGGTGCTGACCCAAGCACCGCCGCGATGGTGTCGAAATTTGAAAAACTGATGAATAAGGGGACGGACCCCACTGCAAAGGTATCTGACATTGCCACAGCGGTCACGGAACTTGGAACGCAAGATCCTACTGCTTTTCAGGATGCTTTCAAGGGGTGGGTTTCCAGGAAAATGCAGGGGGCCATTGAACTTGGGGTTGGGGATGTTCCGCTGTCCAAGACTAACCCAGGAGAGCTCTACAACAACTTGTTTAAAGACCCGCTGCAATGGCATGGAATCAAGGATGCCACAGCTGGTATGGCGAAGCTGCAAGGGGAAAAGCCAGAGGAAGTCATCCGTGGGCTGGAAAACCTTCGCCAGCTAACCATCGCAATGAAGAATCGCCCGGAGGCCGTCGGCGGTGTATCTGGAGCTGACCTAAAGCAACTCGGAGGCAGTTCCAATGTCGCTAATGTCGTCCGCATAGCCAGCTTCCTTCCTGCTAACCGTCTAGGCGAGTCCATCGAACGCGCAACATTCAACAAGACCTTATCTCAGCTAGACACTATCCTCACATCCCCCGAGGGCGCTAAAATGCTCATTGAACTTGGGAAGGTGCCAGTTATGTCGAAGAAAGCTCAGGTGATACTTGGTACCTGGGGAGCGGTGTCTGGAAACGCCCCCGGATTACAAAACGGTAATCCCCTGGAATAATTAGGAGTAAACATGCCTTACAATGGTGCGGGAAGCTTTACTTCCCTCGGTGTGCCAGCATTCCCTGCTGTGACAGGGGACTACATCCTCGCGAGCTACTTCAACGCGACGATGAATGACGTGTTCCTGGGACTGTCCACGGCACTGCCACGTGATGGGCAGGCAGGGATGTCTGCGAACTTGCAGCTGGCCGGGTTTAAGATCAGCGGACTTGGTAACGGGGTGAATCCGACTGATGCGGTTAACTTTACCCAGGTATTCACCACCCCAACATTTACCAATGCCATTCTGGCGGGGATTCCTACTGCACCAACAGCGGCACTTGGGGCAAATACCACTCAGGTCGCAAATATGGCAGCAATCCAAGCGGCGGTCGCGGCACTGCCTGCTGGGGCCCTGCCTGCCCTAACCCCACAGACAAAAGGGCTGAGTCTTTCCAACGATGGCATCTCCCTCGTCTTCTGGGCGCCCGCCGGCGATCCTTACTTTTCCGCACAAACTTTCGGAGGCTTCTAAATGGCTATGACAAACGCAGCGGTATTCCCGCAAGGCCCCGCAACCGAAATTGCGACTCTCACAACACCCACAGCGATCACCTCGCGGGCCAATATCACCGGCACTACGGGTCTGACGAAGTTAACTGATCAACCCGCTCCAAACCCCAAGCGGGTAGACGCTATCACGATCAAGAGTAAGGGTACATCGCTTGCCGGGATATTGTTCGTGTGGCTGTATGACGGAACGACGAGCGTACTCAAGGACGAGATACCAATCACGGCGGTTACTCCTGACTCTACGATTACACCATCTTTTAGTGTCACGCGCAGTTACATAACGACACAGCCAGAGGGCAGCATTCAACTGAAGGTGACGCAGCAACTTTACGTGAGCGTGACCGTGCAGCAAGATCTGACCGTGTTTGCAACTACTGGGCAGTATTGATCATGGGTAATTCATTTGACTCGTACCGGCAGACATCAGGTGGCTCAAAGCCACCCAAGGTCCTGGTTAACGGCGCGAACGGAATGACGCCATTTTTTATGCTGGCACCCGGCTCTGGCGCAAAGGATGTTGTCACGGGAGTGCTTATTGCAAACACGCTCTCCACAGTGTTGTCTATCACCGGTTCTGGTGTTGTAAATTTTCTTACTGCACAAAGCGTCGATACGACGGCAAGGACGCACCGACTAAAAATAACGATTGATGGCGTTGTAGTTTCTGATAACACAAGCGCATCAGTCGCAGCGGTAAATAAGGGAATTGCGGCGATCGGGCTCATTGGACTTTCTGCAGGCGGCCCCGTGATTGACCAAATCCCATTCAATTCGTCGTTTTTGGCTGAGTACGCATCAAGCGTGACTGAAACCGGCAAGACAATTATTTCCTACGTTTACAGGACGAACTGAAATGCACCAATATATTGATGGTGACTACGTAGTCACGAATTACGACAGTGGTGCAGTGGTGCGTGAACTGAGGTTTGTGCCTGTGCCGACCGCTGACCCAGTAACATGGCTGATCGACATTGGCCCGTTCACCGACCGCTTTAGCACCAGCAAAACGGCAGTCGATTTCAGCACCGACCCGGTGGTGATGGCGTTTGACAAAGACCTGGGACGCCGCAAGTGGATCGACTTGAAAGACCCGCGTGTAGCCGCAGTGCTGAGCTACCTTACCGGTGCAACGGTTCCGGGCATGGGCACGCTGGCGACCCCGCTGCTGACCGGCGCACAGATGACAGCCATCTTGACAACACCGGTATCAGCGGCTGAAAACCTGGCCCTTCGCAAACTCTACTTTTCCTAGGTGAATATGCAATACGCTGATGGCACGGTGGGCGGACTCGAATACTTTTCACAACCGTAAAAACAAGGGATAGCGAATGACAGATAAATCCAGAGATGACCAGTGGCACCTTGATAAGAAGGTACCGTTGTCGCTGATATTTGCCATGATCGTCCAGGGGGGTATGGTGATCTTGGCAATTGCTGA